GCACGGTTTCTGCCAGCTATGGCATTATTTTCCGCTTGATGTCCTGCTACTTGACCGGCCATTGATAGACCGGTTGTTATCATTGTTACTGGTTCGCACACGGCAAAATTCTATAAAGGTTAATTTGTTAGGACCATGTTCAAGTTCCCGTAAGAACTTAAATCCTAGAAACTTTAGAAGTTTTAGATGAGCGGTATTCCGTTTATCTACAATGTTCCAAAGGAGTTTCTCTTCTCTACTTTCTATAAATCGTTTAGCTTCTCGTGCAAAGGTGAGAGGATAGTCATGTATAGCTGGGGTACATAACATCCAAATTTTACCACCTTCCTGTACACCGGCTAATCCGGCAGTCTTGCCGTTAGGCACTTCAAAGTAAACTGTGTCTCCATTAAAAGCAGCAAATGGTATATACCAGCGTGGGAAATGACCGTGGCCTTCCCATACTTCTCTATAGTCATCTGTACGAAGATTAGAGGCAACCTCGACGGCAGCCTCCATTGTAATTGGGTGAATGTAATTAGACACGTTGATAATATCTTGGTGAGTAATCTCCTTCCCAGTTCATTGAAAATAATGTTGCTGGTGAGGGATGATTAGATTTTATAAATACGCTTAGGTTTGTATTCCTATCGTATACTGGTATTGTATGTATATATTCTGACGCTATTGTTGGTGTACTGGAATTTATATTATCGTACTCTTTTGATTCTACTGTGTATGTGTAATCTGGTCTACCCTTACGTTGAAGAGTAATATCTAGAACACCTACATCTCCAAAATTAAAGTTCATTCTATGTAATACAAGAGATCCTCTAGTTTCAGATCTAGTCTTTTCACCTTCAGCTCTAGTTACAAATACCTTAGGTAATTCTATTTCAAATTCATACTCAAAACCAATTATTACATCTGTATTAACAGACACATTAGACGCACCAGCTTCGGTCGATGTCTTCCAGTTCCCGGGTAGGGTAACTGTTTGGTTAGGAGCTGTACCTGTGATAGCAGATGCTGGAATATCATAACTCTTACCAGCTGCATCACTTGGTGTTATGCAATATGCTGTGAGTGTACGAGTGCTATAAAATCCTGCACCTAAAGTAAACGTTGTTACATCATTAACTGTATCATATGTTAGATCAGCTGATGCAAAAGTTTTTTTAGTATCTAAGTGTACACGGTTTTCATCTGGAGGTACCCCTATCATAGGAGTTGCTGTTGACAATTTTATGTCAAATTTTTCTAGTGTATATGTAGAACCTGTATTTAATACAACAAAGTATTGATCATCCATCATACAATGAAAGACAACATTATTAGGTAATGTCCATCTAAACCATGCAGATTGAGCACGAGTATCACCAGCTTCATAAAACTTATAACCCCATATTTCGTTAGTTGCGGTATGTAATGTACTATCTACTGCAAATAATAAAAGTTGATTTTCTGTTGATGCGGTTACATTTGTTAAATTTTGTGGAAATAACTCTGCTATAACTTTACTTTGTTCTTGAACTTGAGGAGCACCTCTAGTAGATACATCTGCTATCTCATAGAATCTAGCTTCTCTAGCTGTACTATTTAAGAATCCTATTGTAGTACCTAGTGATACTGGATTACTATCTGGATTGAATGCATATGATGATGCATAACTTATCTTAGCTGTTTCAGGAGTAAGTAAAGCTTCAGCTCCAGAACTCAGCAAGAACTGTTCACTAGCACTAAAGATAACTAAACCTCCTGCATTTTCTACAGCATCAAATAATCTAGTTGGATACGTTGAGCTAGATTGTAAATCAATAGGGTCAGCATTAGAGATAGCCATAGCTGTTTTTACCCAAAAATTATAAAAATCATTTACCCTAGATAGGATAATATTTTCTTCACTAAGTAAAGCTATTCTATTTCTAAAGAATATCATTTTTTGAATACGATGTCCTACAAACGATGGTTCACCATTTGTTAAGTCATCACCTACGTCACGTTTACCCCATTCTGGATATCCAAATTGGAAAGCACCGTTAGAGTAGGATTGAGCTGAACCACCATTAATAGTAAATGTCCCGGGAAGCACTCTAGTGAGCTTCAGAGGCATCGTAGTGTTGTCGAAGGTAGTTGTTATCCCCGGCTCTGCACACTCCTCCCACACGCCCTCTCCGAAGCGAACTGGGTGAACTGTGATGTTACCACTTGTTGTACCTGAGGAAGCATCTGTTACTGTAAATGTATTTGTAGCTACGTTAGCAATAGTATAATATCCATCACTACCATTACCAGACGTTACATCTAAGATAACTTGATCGCCATTACTATATCCGTGGTTTGCTAAGGTTACTGTTAAAGTAGTACCTGATCTAGCATATGTAGCTGATTTGCTTAATGGATTATCCTCTGTATCTGTTACACCTTCAGCATAAAACTTAAGGTAGTAATCATCCATATCTTCACCACTATTAACTATACGTACAGTATATCCATGACGACATACACGTGGTAAGTCAGCTATATTATTGGCTTCAGTTGTAGTAACAGTCATTAACTGTTTTTCTGGTGACGTTACACCAAACGGTGTAGCTCTATATAAATGTATACCATTTCCAGATATAGTTGCTGTAATACCTGTACCACTTATAGCATCTAATGTAGTTTTTAAGTCACCTAATATACCATTAGCAGACACATGTTCATCAGCATTAGATGATGTTAAGTCAGGTCTAACCATTGCTACATTAGCTCTGGATACAACGTTTACGTGACTCTTAATAGTGGTTGTAGTTGTTACACCTTTTGTAGAAGTGTGTTGGTGTGTATCGTTAGTTGTCCAACCTTCTCCACCAAATTGTAGTTTTACATAACATTGATATGTATCATGGTAGTTATCTACAGTACTATCATTACCATCACTATTTATTTGTGGTGTACAACGTGTATCTAATTCATATCTAAGGTTACTTTTACCACCTGAACTCCCATTAGGAGGAGACGTAGAACCGATAGCTGTACCTGAATCTACATTAACAGTTTCTCTACCTGCTCCTTGACAATCACCATTACTGGTACCACTATAGTTATTGATGGTACCAACTGTAATTCCCGTAGCTCTAGGATAAGTAACTGTACTGTTATCATCTGGGTCATAAATATCTAATGCATATTGTTTACCATAAGATATAGTATCTAATGATATAAATGCTTCGTGTAACTGAGGTGGTGCTTTATCTGCAGCATCAGTTTTCATTGCTACAGCTTTTCTTCTATTAACAAAGAATGTAGTTTCGTTAATAGTCATTACCTGTATATCAGAAGATTTTTCATCTGATAATGCAGTATTATCTAAGTAAGTAGCTTTGTTAGTACCTGCTACATACGCATAATCTACGGGTATTTCTACACCGTCACTACATCTCCATATTGTAACTGTGCCATCTGCAGCACATTGACCTATATACTGTTCATCATCACTAGTATATATGTTAAACCACTTAGCGTTAGCAGCAGTTGATGGAGATATTGTATTTACTAATTGACTTCCCGGACGTTTTATAAGTTGCCTTACAACATCAGGAACGCCGTTAACTAAGTCTACTACTTGTCCCGGAATTTTTTTTTCGTCGGGTTGTGTAGACATACCTAATATGTAACTAGGTACTTTCTGTGTAACACTTGCCATTAACGTCTAAGCATTCTATAAGGTTTATAAGATTGATATGCAGAATCATCTGGCCATCCCATAAAGTTATGGTCACCCTGATTGCATTCATATTCCATACACGCAGCTCTAGCTTGTGCCTCAAAAGTTGACATCATCTTCTGGAGTTGAGCATTGGAAACTAATTGTACTGCAGCTCTACCTGAAGCTTTATATATAATATAACGTTGGAACGGAGCTGGTATATCTTCAAAGTTTAAGAGTCTTACATAGTTAAAATAAAAGAAGTCATCTTGTGGAAACTCGAATGTATGATTTACTCTATCATATATTTTCCATAGTCCATCTGTATCTTTTCTTCTAACAAAATCTCTTGTACGATCCCATGCATCTGACATGTCTATACGCATGACATCAGATGGAATAATAAATTTATTATCTGTATCTTTATTTGAATTTTTAATATGATATTCTTTATTAAATATCCAACCTTCGCTCTGTACATCTTGATTAGATTCTTTCAGTAGGTTGTATACGAATGATACCTCTGGATTCGTAAAATCTAATTGAGATATAGGAGACTGACCGATGCTACCAAGTATAGAATTTACTGCGGATAGTTCGGTATCGAGTGTTGTAGTTGTGGTAGTCATAGGTTAAGATTTATGAATAAAAAAAAGGGAGGTTGTGAAACCCCCCTGTATGTGTTAAGTATATTGTCCACCGACAACAGCACATGTGTCATTGACACCTGAACCACCGACTGTGTTATATGCTAAACGTAAGTTTTTTGTTGTGGATGCAACAGCTGATGCGTTGCCTGATCCACTTGTATCTGAAGGAGATATACGAGTCTCTGTACCTTGACAAGATCCGTATTCTCCAACTGCTGTTGGAACTGCCATAATATTATATTGTTAAGAAACTGTTCCTAGAAGTGTACTGTCAGAATGCTGCCTTCCATACTCCAAAGGAGTTACAGGGTCTTTAGTAACAGACTTATCGACTGTACCAATACCACTAAGACTTGCACCATTACCAGTTGTTCTAGTAACTGTTTGTGAAGTACCGGGTTTTAAAGACATGATTAGCTACGTGCTGAAGTTAACTCAATAGCACCTGCTGGGTTTAGTGTACCTGCACCCATAGCAAGTCTTCCAACCATAACGTCACCTTGGTATAAAACAGACACATCCCCTGATGTCACTTGAACCTGAGGTCCAACTGCTTCTACGATTCCAGCTACATCACGTTGATATATTAAACCACAATGTGTAGAGAAATCTCCAGAGTAATCGTTGTTTTCACCAGACTGACCATTAACTGTACCAGCTAAGAATGGTAGGTTGTTTGAACGCTTGATCTGAATACCAGCAATTTCAACTAGACCTTCACCAGAGTTAAGGTTACCTTGTGAGTTACCATAGTCTCTGTTTAAGATGTTAGAAGAAACCTGTGATACCAAGGCATAGTATTGTCTTGGATTAAGTATCGCAGTACGTCCAGTTTTTGGGAGATTTTTTTCGTCAAGAACTGCAGCTGCTTCAAAGAAAGCATCTACTAGAGCCTGAGCATTATACTCCTTAGTTACACCTAGCTCGATCTGTGTACCACCGGGTTCTGGTCCGGGTGATGCTGTGATAGGATGTGCTTCTCTTGCTGCTTTAGCAATAGTTCTAAACACTTTCTTATCATAAGCTTCAGCCAAAGCATGACCGATCTTAGAAGAGATCTCTGAGCGTAGAGAGTAATGTGCAAGTGTTTCATCTAAGTCATATACGAATGCAGAACTGATTAATAGGTCATCGCATTGTATAGTTTTCTCAGCTACTGGAGGATCACCACTTCCGAGGATAGGTTCGCCGGGAGTATGATAAGCCGCTTGCATGCGTCCTGTGAAGATAAATTGTAAACTCTTACCGTTCTTCAAGGTACGTCTTTGCACGGTGTCACGTGCTATAGTTGCTGACTCATAAGCTTTAAATAGCTCACCTGAGAACAGCTTTAGATAGGTTGCGTATTTGGTATCGTAAGCCTGAGATCCAGCAGTATTAGATACCGCCTTATTCAAAGCACCAATTACGGATTGTGTAGCGTTAGCCATTTTTTAATAAAAATTAAAGGTATATTTGCTCGTCTTCTTACGTAAAAAGTTGTGAGTCTCAATTGGACTCATTGATATTTGTGGTCTATCCCACCGTCTAGACGGCTAATTGGTATCCTCGTAAGGGCAAAAAGCCAACGGTGAAGGAGTCCTACTCTGAGGTGCTCCTCCACTTATACTATTTAGAAGCGATAGTACTGAACGCTTGAACCTTCACGTACAGTTGCTGCTGTACCATCTGAAGTGTTCTGTGCAAACTGGAACTTAATGTCACCAGCTGTTGCACCATTTTCAATAGTACCTGTTAGTTGTAAACAACCGTCAGTACCAGAAGCTGTTATTGCAATAGCACTACCTTCAGCTGTGATGATAGAAGCTAGAGCCGCACCAGCGTGGTCGCAACCGTTTTGAGCTACACGATAAGCTGTTAAAGATGCAGGAGTATCAATTAAATATTTGATATCACCAGCAGCAGCTGTTGTATAGAAGATATTATACTTAAAGTTAATTCTTTCATACTTACCAATTCTTAATGTAAGATCAGATACATCTACAAGAGTAGTTGAACTGGTTACATCTTGGTTAGCTAAAACAACTTTAGTGATTGGCTCCTGAGCAGAAAAGTTTACCTGACCTGCTGAAGCGTTTTGATTAAAAGCCATAATAAATAGTTATTAGTGTGTCACCGGTGTGCATGGTTCCGCCATACTGTCCGGCCATAGTTTAACGTGGTTACGCACAGCAGAATACTACTTATTTCTAGTGTATTCTATGCCACGATATACGTAGGTTACTGTCATAGTAATTCTCCATATACCAAGACCCCGTTCCATGCCTTGGTGATCATGCGTCCCGTAAGGGATGAACGGATGCGTGGCTTAACCTAGAGAAGGAGCTGTTAGTGCAACCTCTGTTGACTCAGCTGATGCTAAGTCTAGTGGGAAGTTGTGTGCATTTCTTTCGTGCATTACTTCCATACCTAAGTTAGCTCTGTTAAGAACGTCTGCCCAAGTAGGAATTACTTTGCTGTTTGTATCAACGATTGACTGGTTAAAGTTAAATCCATTTAGGTTGAAAGCCATAGTAGCTATACCCATAGATGTTAACCATATGCCAACAACCGGCCAAACACCAAGAAAGAAATGAAGAGCACGAGAGTTATTGAAAGACGCATATTGGAATATTAGTCTACCGAAGTAACCGTGAGCTGCAACGATGTTATAAGTCTCCTCTTCCTGACCAAATTTATAGCCATAGTTCTGTGACTCTTGTTCAGTTGTCTCTTTAATAAGTGAAGATGTAACCAAACTTCCGTGCATAGCAGCGAAAAGAGCACCACCGAATACCCCAGCAACACCGAGCATATGGAACGGATGCATAAGGATATTGTGTTCGGCTTGGAATACGAACATGAAATTGAAAGTACCGCTAATACCAAGAGGCATACCATCAGAGAAACTCCCTTGTCCAAAAGGATATACAAGGAATACTGCTGCGGCTGCTGATACTGGTGCGGAGTAAGCTACTGCTATCCATGGTCTCATTCCTAATCTATAACTAAGTTCCCATTGGCGTCCCATGTAAGATGCTGCACCGATAAGGAAGTGAAAGACGATGAGTTGATAGGGTCCACCATTGTAGAGCCATTCGTCGAGAGTACCTGCTTCCCAGATTGGGTAGAAGTGTAGTCCGATGGCGTTGGAGCTGGGGACAACTGCTCCTGAGATAATGTTGTTGCCATATAAAAGAGATCCTGCCACAGGTTCACGGATGCCATCAATGTCTACTGGAGGAGCAGCAATGAAAGCGAGTATAAAACAAGTGGTAGCGGTTAAAAGTGCGGGTATCATTAGTACTCCAAACCATCCTAAGTATAGGCGGTTCTCTGTACTGGTGACCCATTGACAGAAACTCTCCCAATTATTGCGTTCTTGTTTCTGAAGAGTAATTGATGCCATTAAAATATACCGGGGATAATTTGTCCAGTTGTGATGTATGCACCAATGGCTGCAACAAATCCGAGCATAGCTGCCCAGCCGTTAAATCTTTCTGCTTCGTTTGTCATAATAGGGTTTTTGTTTATTGGGTAATTAGGGATAACTCTCGGAGGAGTTTCGTTTGCATGTATGTTTTGCTTGCCGTATTCGGAAGTAATCATAGTTGTAATAAGAGTGGGAAAATACCTGTGGCGAGGACGATCGTTCGGGTCGCCACGAAGTAGTTACGCTGTTGCGATTTTTAGTTTGTTCTTCTTTGCAGTTTTAGCTGCTCGCCTGAAGTTAGCGTCTGTGGGAGCACCAGATTCACCTTTGGATCTCATAGTCTCTCCAGATCCACGAGCTATACGTTCACGTTTAGCTTGGATGTTTGCATAAAGTCCGGGTCTTTTCCCGGACCCTCTTGTTCCTCTAGCCATTAGCGTTTGCCTTTGCCGCCTTTAGATCCACAGGATCCTTTGCCTTTGTGTGCCATGTTAACATTTCCATTTGCGTAATGCAAGTGCCTTCCGTGTTGGACGACCCTTGCTGTCTTTCATTGGTCCTTTAACTCCACCCATTCTAGCACAGAAAGATCTCTTCCGTGGACCACCTTCTGGTTGTGGAGCTTTTAGATTAGAACCTGTAGCATTATTATACTTCGCACGACCCTTAGCTGTCAAGCCGCCAGAGCGACTTTTATGTGTGCCTATTTTTAGACTAACACTTTTTCTCGCTCCAGATCCACGTCGGTTCTTAGTCATCTTTTTCCTTGATGAATTTTTAAGTTTTTTCTCATCATATCAAGAAGAATATTTCTACCAGACTTACCAGAGTTTTCACCCATTTTCTGTACTAGACCAACATGACTTGGAAGTTGGTTCTTCTTCTTCTTCTTTTTTTTCTCTTCGTAATGATCTGGCATTATTGTGCAGCTCCTGCATCTTGTGTGCCGTTGGCTGTTTTACCAACGAGTTTAGTACATTGAGCTACTTGTTCTGCTGTTGTGCCGTTGTCATTATAAGGAATAAACCAACGATCACCTGTAGCATTTACTTTATATTTTACCCTCACAGCATTGTCTCGTGCTGAGGGATCATAAGCTTTAGACATAATTAAAATTCAATATCAGAACGTTCTAGTTTGTTGTACACATCTAAACGATATGCTTCATCTCTTTCGTAACGAGGGTCTGACATAGCTTGTACAACCTCAGCTTGACTACGGAATCCATCCGCAGCTGGAGCACTTTTGCCTGTAAGCATTCGACCTTCGTAACCTTCTTGAGCTTCATATTCAGCTCGTAGTCCAGCAACTGCAATTTGTATAGCGGTAGCATTACCTCTATCTATCATATCATTAAAAGCATTTAATTTAGTTTCTGATATGTTTTGAGCTGCCCAACTTGTTAATCTTTCATACTCTGCTTCACCACCTGCTGAGTTATAAACTTGGTTCATCTCAGCATCAGTTAAGTCAACCGAAGTACCACTATCTATTTCTGGGTTGCGATCTCTGATAGCCATGTAAGCTTCTACTAGATCTGAACTAGACATCTCTGTAAAACGTTGCATTGTTTCTTCAGAGATTGCTCCGTCATTTTCATAGTATTCTTCAGAGGCAGTAGTGATTAAGTCTACACCTGCTGCAACTTCTTCTGGATACTCGTCTTCATCAAATGTAGTTTCTTCAACTTCATCATCATCTTCTTCTTCAGAGGATCCTAGTTTTTTTTGTAGATTAATGTATGCTTCTTCTAATTCTTCTGCACTCTGGTACTTACCAGCATACAGTTCAGATTCTTCTTGCCCTAGTTTCTCCGCAACGGCTAGTGAGTCTTGTTCATCTTCTGTAAACTCAGGAGCGTCAGCTGGAGTTGGGTCATACGTTAGTTTTTCCGTCATCTTTTAGTCCTTTAGCGGTGGTTACTTTTAGGTTGCCAAGACCAAACGTTGTTACTAGCTCAGGATCTGGTCCTATGTTTGCTCTAGTTGTAAACTTTGTTGGTTTAGCTATTTCATTTTGTGCGACCAGAGGTTCTGGTTTGCTAACCTTCGGGAGGGGTTTCTTCGCTACCTTCTGTGGGCGGCTCGCCTTGTGTGTTGCCATTTTGTAATTGATCGTATCCGTCTTTTATCATGTTAGCCATGCCTTCATTCTTGCTTGGGTCCATCATAGGAGTACCAGCTAACTGACCAGCTTGCTTCAGCATTTCCATCTGTTGCATTTTCTGTTCTTGTTGTTGTGCTTCCTGTGACATGGTTTCAGGTGTCTTAACTAGGTTAAGTACATCTATACCTTGAGCTGCAGCAAGTCGTTTAACGTACTCACCGGGGTCAAGATACTTAGCCATGACTTCTGGTCCCATTGTTTGTGCTAGAGTTTGTGCGAACTGAACAAGAGACTGTTGGTCTTGTCCTCTACCTAGAGCATTAACACCAGCTACTATCTGTGGTCGTACCACATCTTTAGGGATCTTCGGTAGTTGACCCGTGCGTTGTAGCATATGTAATGTTCGATTCAAATAGGGTATGAGAAATTCTACCGTTAACAAACTGAAGAGTCCGCCAAGCTGTTGTTCTAATTCCATTTGCGTGAGGCGTACCTCTTCCGCAGTTGTTCTTTCGCTTTGCCTAACCTGTAGTACGAGAAAGGCTTCACCTATTCTACGTTCTAAAGTTTGCATCTGCTCTGCTGCTGTTCTGAAGTCAGCTGTTTTGCCTACCTGAATAACTCCAACGTCATCAGGTCTACCCTGAACGATCGCTCCGTTACCAGCATCGGCTATAGTCTTTGGTTTGGTTGTCGAGGATGGTGATACAAGGAAGACTACTTTAGCTGCTGCTGCAGAGCCTTCTACGATAGCCTGAGACAATCCTTCGAGCGATCTAATGTCGCCGAGGAACTCCTCTACTCTACCACGACCGTAATCTTCTCCGTCTACCACGTTAAACCTGAGGCAAAGCCAAGGGTTTGCAGTTTTTGGAGCAGTACTACGACTGTTTGGGAGTATCTTATCGAATGCTTCTTGATGCCATACCCATCGACCATTGTCGAGTCGGACGTAAGTGTACACTTCTACGTCTTGATCATCGGATCCTGTCTTGTGGCCATCATCTCCGGGAGAGTTTGGCATAGCTACTTGGAGATCCATACCAAGTATCTTACGACTGATTAGTTCCTTTGTGACGATCTCGATGACGTTCCCGGTACCATCTCTGTTTACTACAAAGCGGTTGAGGGGATAGTTCTTGAGACCATCTTTGCCCATAAATATTAATGCGTTACCAGACACAATTAAATGTTTCAATGCCTGATGGACTACAACTCTATCGCTAGAGGCATTAACATAATCCATGACCATCCTTTCCATCTTGGCAAAGGATAAATCTAATTCACTTTTTACTTCACGTGGAAACTCTTCACCTAACTTGTCATCTCTAACTTGTAGTTTAAAGAAACTTGTTTGTGGAGGTATCAATGCGAGCATAAGTTTTGCTGCCAAGTTGACAACTGACTTACTACCTACTGATTGCCACGGTGTAAATAATTTTTGATGAGTGGGACGTGAAGTTAAATCATCTTGGATAAGATAAGGCAACGTTAATCTTGAACATTCAACTGCGGTATCAAGGAACTGTCTTCTACCTACGGTCAGTTGATTGTATCTATCACGTGCTTTCATTTAATTTTTCCGCCTATTCATTCTTGTTCTTTTTGCTACGCCCATACGACTACTCTTTCTTTGAGGAGTTGGAGTAGTTGTTTCACCTAACGCTAAACTTGATTGAGTTTTAGGTTGTGGTGTACTGGGAGGATTAAATTCATTCCTAGCTGCTTCCTGTTGATCTCTTGGATTAGCATTTTCAATGACTTGATTGTTTACCATGTCATCAGGTGATGCTGGTCCAGCTACAGGTGCTGGAGCTTGTACTCTTCTTGGTGGTTGATATCCACCTCCGCCTCCTAAACACATACGTCCTCCTTATGGTGTATTGACACCACCGCTTGGTGTATCTGGTAATGAAGCAGGATTAATAGCTCCAAAGGTTTTAACACCTTCTTTAACTTTTTTAATCTCGAGAGCTTTCTTTTTCTTTGTTGAAATTTTATCTTCTTCTCCTCCTTCTTCCTTAATTTTTTCAGGAGTTACCATTTCTGGTGGGGGAGCAGCAGCTTTCATCGTTGGAGCAGCTTGCTGTTGTTTTGGTTGTGGCATTGGTGCTCGTGAACCGCCACCTAATAATCCGCCTACGCACATTATTCTTCTTCCTTTATTAGTTGTTTTATATATTCGACCACACTAGCTTGACCAGCACGGTACATGATGGAGGCTAATTCCTCCTTGGGGTGGACGGGTTGCCATTGAAAATTGTCTTCAACTTTCTTTAGCAGTTCCTCCACTCG